GAACAACACCGTCAAGAGATGCAGCAACAAGCCGAGCGTCATGCACAAGAAATGATGGCCGCGCATCAACAGCAGCAAATGGCGCAACAGCAGGGCCAACAAAACATAGCAATGCAGCAGCAAGTTCACCAGCAGAAGTTGGCTCATGGCGGGCAAATCCACGGCCAAAAATTACATCAAACAGATATAGCTCATCACCAAAAGATGACTCACGCTGAGATGCATGCTGAGATGGCTGCGCAAGCTCGCAAAAAACAATCAAAGGATAAAAAATGAACACCAAAATTTTTGATATTTTGCAAGGCAAATTAGAAGAAGAAATTCAAAGTATCAGTCAAGTTTTGTGTGATGGTGGAGCTAAATCCTACGATCACTACAAAGAGTTGAGCGGAGTTATCCGGGGTCTGCGAACCGCTCAACGTGAAATCGCTGACCTCGTGCGCAAATTGAAAGAGTATGAAGATGACTGAATTTGATATTAAAGCCGTGGATCTGTCTGGCATTCTCAACAAACCTGTTGAAGAAAAAGCCAAACAAATTCCCGATCCAGCAACTCACCACCTTATGTGTATGCTGCCAAAAGCAGAAGAGGCAATTGGTGATGAAAAGTTAATTTATAAAACAGCAAAGATGATGGAATACGAGGAGCTTCTTTCCCCCGTATTATTTGTAGCAAAAATTGGCCCTGATGCTTATAAAGACAAAGAGCGTTTTCCTTCTGGTCCATCATGCAAAGTTGGCGACTTCATTATCACGCGGCCCAATACCGGAACTCGGATGAAAATCCACGGCACTGAGTGGCGGTTGATTAATGATGACTCGGTACAAGCAGTTGTACAAGATCCTAGAGGGATCCAACGGCCATGATTTATCCAGACTTAAAAAAACTTGACCAAGGTGTAATCGTAGAAGGAATTACTTCCGACTATGTTTGGTACAACGCCAAAATACTTACAGACAAAATGAGTGGTTGGAACCATGAGTTCCAGAAAATTGTTAACGTCATGGAGGCGCGCCACAAAGAGCACCTTCAAATGATTGCTGATCTACTGCAAGAACGCGGCGATTTAAGGCGTGAAATCAGTAGTTTAAAAACAACGGCTAAGGAGTAATCATGGCTGATTTTGAAAAAACTGAATTTGAATTTCCTGATGAAAAGGAAGTTAATCTCCGCGCAGGCGGGAGAGTTGAGGAGCCCGATCCAGAGATTGAAATTATTGACGATACTCCGGAAGAGGACCGCAACCGAAGACCGATGGCCGAACCGCCAAAAGAGTTTAATGATGATGAGCTGACAAAGTACGACGAGAGCGTACAAAAGCGCATTAAGCATTTTACCAAGGGGTATCACGAGGAACGCAGAGCAAAAGAATCTGCACAACGTGAAAAAGATGAAGCATTTAGATATGCTCAATCTTTGTTGGTTGAAAATGAAAAGCTTAAAGGTTCTGTTAACCAAAATCAAACAGCTTTACTTGAACAAGCCAAGAAAAATATTGAAAAAGATATTGAAGAAGCAAAGCGAAATTACAAAGATGCTTATGAATCTGGAGATTCTGAGCGCCTTGTTAACGCGCAAGAAACGCTTACAAATATTAAAATCAAAGCAGATAAAATAAATAATTTTAGGCCTGCCCCTTTACAAGATAATATAAATCCTGTACAAACTGAATCACAGCCCCGACAAGCTGCACCTGTTGACGACAAACTACTTGCTTGGCAAGAAAAAAATCAGTGGTTTGGAGCTAACAAGCGGATGACGGCTTATGCTCTTGCGCTTCACGATGAATTGCAAGAGAAAGGGGTTCCTGCTGGAAGTGCCGAATACTATCGAAGTATCGACTCTGATATTAGGTCAAGATTCTCGGACCAGTTTGGAGCCGATGAGTCCGTTGATGCGAAACCTCAACGTACTAAATCCAACAACGTTGCACCTGCAACGCGTAGCACAGCGCCTAAAAAGATCGTGCTTTCGCAGTCACAGGTGAATCTCGCCAAGCGGTTAGGACTGACAAATAAACAGTATGCCGCTGCGGTTGATGCTGAACAGAGGAAATGAAAATGGAAAAAACTGCTCGTTTAAGTCGTGATCTTGAAACCCGCGAAAAAGCGGAACGTCCAAAACATTGGACGCCTCCGCAATTACTACCCGACCCCATTCCTGAGGCTGGTTATGCTTATCGTTGGATTCGGATTAGCACATTGAATAAGGCCGATCAAACCAATCTTTCTTCTAAATTACGAGAGGGCTGGGAACCTGTCAAGGCTGCCGACCACCCTGAGATCCGCATTTTTGGTGAACCCGACAGTCGGTTTCCTGACAGTGTGGAAGTAGGTGGTTTAATGCTTTGCAAAACACCCGTGGAGTTTGCTGAACAGCGTGATGCGTATTATCGCCAGCAGGCGGATGCGCAAATGCAATCAGTAGACAACACATTCATGCGCGAGAATGACCCACGGATGCCAATGTTTAAAGAACGAAGCTCCAAAGTCACTTTCGGTAAAGGTATTTAAATATTTTCAAGGAGTCTTAAATGGCTTATCCAACGGTTTCGGCCCCCTACGGCCTACAACCCGTTAACTTGATTGGTGGTCAGGTCTTTGCTGGGTCTACACGTAACGTGAAAGTCCAGTACGGCTACGCTACCAACATTTTCTACGGTGATTTTGTATCTATCACACGCGGTTTTGCCACTCGTCTGGCTGTGACTGATGGCGGCACTGCTGCTACAGGCGCTGTCGGCTATGGTCAAATTGGTATCTTTTTGGGTTGCTCATATACGAACCCTTTGACCAAGCAGAAGACTTTCAGCCAGTACTGGCCAGCAAGTACTTTGGCAGGCGACGCAGTTGCTATCGTGACTGATGATCCTGATACCATTTTTAAAGCTGCTGTCGTGACTACTCAAGGTGGTACCACTATTGGTGCAGCTTCGAGTGCAATGATTGGTTTAAACATGACCATCTCTAACTTGGCTGGCTCTACTGCATCTGGTAACTCGTCGAATGGCATTTTGGCAAGCTCTGCTGCCACTACCGCTGCTCTGCCTGTCCGTATCATTGATGTGGTTCCAGACACTGCTATTGGTTTGGGCACTGCCATTTGGTCTAGCGGCACTACCACTTTGACCGTCTCTGCAATTCCTAACGCATTGCCAGTCGGTACTGAAGTTGGTTTCTTGGCCGCTAACGGTCAGTACGTTGGTACTGCAAACTGGGTTTCTACAGCGGCTACTGCTGGTGCAACCTCTGTTGTTGTCAACGCACAATATGGTGTGGTTAATGCTGGCGGTGCCGCCGCTACTGCCACTGTTATCCCAACGGGTTCTACGCTCGTGTTTACGCAGTACACCGAAGTTCTTTGCAAGATTAACTTTGGCTTCCACTCGTATTACACCGCGCTTGGCACTCAAACCGCTTAAGGAGTAACTTAAATGGCTATTTCACGCGCACAACTATTAAAAGAACTCCTCCCCGGCTTGAACGCTTTGTTTGGTCTGGAGTATGCCCGCTACGGCGAAGAGCACAAAGAAATCTATGAGGTTGAAACCTCTGAGCGTTCTTTTGAAGAGGAAACCAAGCTGTCGGGCTTCTCCGCCGCTCCTGTCAAGAACGAAGGCCAAAGCATCGCTTATGACAACGCGCAAGAAGCATGGACTGCACGTTACAACCACGAAACCATTGCGATGGGCTTTGCCATCACAGAGGAAGCCGTGGAAGATAACTTGTATGACAGCCTGTCTTCACGTTACACCAAGGCTTTGGCCCGTGGTATGGCGTACACCAAGCAAGTCAAGGGCGCTGCTATTTTGAACAACGGCTTCTCCGCCCAGTTCACTTATGGCGACGGTGTTGCTTTGTTCTCTACTGCTCACCCCTTGGTGAACGGTGGCACTAACAGCAATCGTCCATCGACTGGCGCTGATTTGAACGAAACTTCGTTGGAAAACGCTGTTATTCAAATCGCCGCTTGGACTGATGAACGTGGTCTGTTGATTGCTGCTAAGCCTAAGAAGCTGATTATTCCTCCAGCTTTGATGTTCGTGGCTACCCGCCTGTTGGAAACCGAACTGCGTGTCGGCACCAACAACAACGAC